TTACCAGGCCCCCTTTCTGAAATTGCTGCGCCGCCGCTGAACGGTTTTATATTCTGGCCTGGAAGCTGTGGCCCGGACCGACTGTGCCAGGCTTACCGCCATCTGCAGGCCGTCCGGCGCGTCATCATTCGCGCCCATGGGGAACTCTGTCAGCTGCTTAATTAGTTCCTTGTGGTTCCTGTTGAACTTAATCCACTTATTTTTTACGAATGGCTGCAGGGAGCGGATCCGCAGCTCCTTGTTGGCTATGGACTGGATCTCTTCTATGGGAATGTACTCCCCGGCTTCCAGGGCCTTGGCGGCCATCACATCCTTAAAAAAGTACTGGAATTGTACGGTTTCAACGCCGAACTTATAATATCCTTTTTTAAGGTCCCTCTTATATCGCCTATGTGTTTCGATCACATCATCAATAATCACATCTGGCTTCCTCTTTTCCACGCTGGCTCCCAATACGTACATATATCCCGTATTCAGATCCAGGGCCAGATCAATAATGGTTGATGTATCCGCTTTTTTGTTCTTCCCCAGGGATGGGTCATTGGCCCCCACCAGCAGAAAGTTGGGTTTGGAAAAGTCCATCAGCTCCGGTTCATAATAATCCAGCCATTCCTCCGAAAAATCGGCATTTTCCGGATCTATTGGATCGTTCTGCAGTTCCGAGTTAAACGATGCCTCCCCTTCTGACAGCCGTTTCTGCATCAACTTGTAATAAGGATTCTTTTCCTCCCATAAAACCTGGGTACCCTCCAGCATTTCTTTTTCATTGGCCTGGAAAAAAGTCCATGCGTTCGCTTCGTGGTCCTCATCAAAAAGGTTTGTATAAATTCGTTCCCATTCTTCCCATAGTGCTGTATTGGTTGCAAAGGACAGCACCGCCCTATACTTCTTGGTCCGATAGGTAGGATTGACCAGTACACGGGACAATAGAGAATCATAATGCAGAATAGTACCAATGTACATAATATCCGTATAGGTGTCCCCGGCCTTGCTCACTGCCTTATCAAACCAGCTTTTCAATTTCTTCCGCTGCTCCGGAGTATTCACATTTTCATCATTTTCAATATCATCCAAAACCAACAGGTCCGGTCGCCAGTTCCTGTGACGGCGGCCACGGATTTTCTTTCCCGAACCGATAGCCTCCAGCTTGATTCCTGTTTTGGTTAAAATCACGCTGCTACGCCATACCTTATCCCCCTTCAGAATGCCAAAGTCCTCCAGGATATGAGGGTTATCTTCCAATTCCGTCTTAATGTCATCCAAAAAGCCCTCCGCCTGTTCTGAACTGTCAGACAACAAGATCGGATAATGCTTATACTGGTAGAGGACCGCATGCAACGTATCCTTAAAGGTAAAATTTGTGGTTTTTGCATGTCCACGGGGAGCTGCTATGGCCTGTTGGCTGCCGTCCAGCCGGGCAATTTCCTTAGCATCTCGGAACGGGTTTTTCCCTTTCATCACCCCGGAAGACCAAAGTTCATCTAATTCCTCATGAAAAGCAGGTGACTTCCGGGTAAAGTAATGGGGAAGATATGCCCGGCCAAAGTACGCCAGATCAAAGGCGGCCAGTTCTTTACGCAGCCCCTTTTCCCCCGTGACCAGTTCTCCAGCTGCAAACCGTTTTTCCAGCTTCTGACGCTCGTCTATCCGATCCTTTTTCCGTAAGACATACTCTGCAAACAGGTTTTCCTGGTATGCCACATTGTCCTTCTGTTCCCGATCGTCCTCTTCCTCCAGTTCCCGGAGGTATTCTTCCAGATCAATCATCCTGTACCATCCGCTCCTTGGCTTTTTCCAAAATTTCTTTTAACTTTTCGGCGGAATCGGCATCCTGTTTTATTACCTTTAAGATTTCTGCCTCCATCTCCGCAAAAGCCAGCTCCGCCTTACGTCTCATATCCTGCCTTACCCGGTCTTTGTACACCTTAGTCCGGGAAAGGGACGCTATCAGGCGGCCAGCTTTATCCAGGGGCATTAAGTCAAACTCTTCTTCTGCTGTGGCCATCCGGTTGACCAGACCGTTCATGGTCATCATGATTGCGGCCTCTGTGTAATCCGCCTCCGGATTCTCCTTGATCACTTTCACCAGCTTGTCTGTCTGTAGCTGTGCTTCCTTCAGCCGCTGCATAGCCGTATTGGTCCTGGCCGCATACCGGCAGATAGAGCTTTTTGATATCTCATACCCAGCGGTCTTAAGGAACTGGCTAATTTCCACATACGTATTGCTTGTATCCGCCAGCATCAGATCTACCTGCAGGCGCAGCTGCTCCGGTAGTTCATCTATTTTGCTGGTTATTCGTTTTTTGTTCCTTTGCTTTCCCATTAAATATCAACTCCAGGATCATCAATCGTACCCTCTGCCAGATCCACACCCTCTTTGGTCAATTTCAGGATTGCGTCATCCTGATAAGCACGGAATGCCTTCACTTTGTCTCCTGTAATTTCCACGTATCCTGCATTAATTAGATAATCGATATGTTTAGAAATATCCGGAGACAGGATCAAGCCTGCTGACCACAGCGCCCCGGCTATCTGTCTGGTGATCGCAGTATAGTTATACCCTTTTACCAGGCTCCGGATGATGAATCCCCGTACTGCTTTATTCCTTTTGATTTCCTCCTGCTCCAGGCTATAACTGTCCACCTGTGTCACCCCTTCCCGCTGCTGTTGATCAGCAGCCTGTCTACTTTGTTATCCATCTTCCTGATGGAATCCTCTACTCCATTCATACTCCGGAAGAAATCTTCCCGCTGTACAAAGGTCGTAGCAAAATCACCCTTTATTCCACTTAAATCGTTTTTGATGTTTGCTATCTCCGCCTCTGTTTTACTCTCCAATTTGTCGATCCGCTCATTTGTTTTTTTGTCATTTTCCTTGATCTGCTGTGTTGTCTGGGCGATCCCGTCTTTGATATCTTTAAACTGTTGTTTTGCAAGGAATATCAGCAGGCTGAAGCCGACTCCTAATACAACAGTCAATGTAATAATCTGTTCTATCATTACTTACCGTAATCAATAAAACGGCCTGCAAGCTCCTTCACTCTTTCCCAGCCGTCCATGGCTACCATAGCCACCACAAATGCCGCCAGGAAGGATGCAAAGACAATAAACCAATCAATTACCTGCTTGCAGTAAACCATCAACGCTATATACGCCAATGGGCATAAAACTACCGACAGAATTATAGTCAGCAGCTGTGTGGGCATCTTTCGATCCAGCCATTCCCACTTTTTGAGCACTTCTGTGATAATGGACACCAAAAAAGCCATTACCCCGATAAACGTCATAATTTTCGTTCCGTCTGCAAAAATATCCATCCGTTTTCCTCCTTTTTGACAAAAAACAAGAGCATGACTTACGTCATGCTCTTAGGGTAACAATATAAGCTGGAAATGTTTAGGGGAAACATTTCCGGTAAATTATGTTTCTTCAGACAGATAATCATATATGCTATATTGGCCGATGATAGGTTCATCCTTCAATACATTTTCAATCTGGCGTATGGTCAGATCATATTTTTCTGCCAGTTCCTTTGCATTATAGCCGTTGTATTCTGCTTTTATTCTCCGGTTCCTGGCAGGGGCGATAATATTCTCCGCCTTCGGGAAATAAATTTCGTCCCCTCTGGCATAATCCGCCAGCTGTACAAACTTCTCTATCCCAATAATGGCCGCCACGTTTTGGTAACGTTCAGCAATGTCCTCCATTTCTGTTTCCTCGATCAGCTCCTTCAGTAATTCTGCTTTCATCTACTCTCGCTCCTTCCATATAAAAAGCTGCTAACCGATATTGTTAGCAGCTTAATTCATAACCTATTCATTTTGCTTTCCATCCTGTTTCCAGTTCTCCAATTTCTCCAGTATCAATTTTTCCACCCACATGGGAGGTGAACTGATTTCCCGATCCCAGTTCTCCAGAGTTCTTATCGGCATCCCAAATTCCCGTGCCATTTCAGCCCGGCTCATCCCTAACGCTTCCCGGGCTTCTTTTATTCTTTTTGACATCTGTGCCTCCTGCTTGTATAATTATTATGGATGGGGCAAGCGGCGGCAAGTCCGCCCGCCCTGTCCATCACCCTGCCTGCCTTAATCGGCAGGCTTTTCTTTTTTTGCCATTTCCCGGACTTCTTTCACAGCTGCTTCTACATCTTCCATGTTTTTACATGCTGCAAACTTATCAGCTACCAAAGTCAACAGGATTTCCATTTGCTTATCTGTCATGTTCTCTTCCATACATTCTCCTTTCCCTGCTTGCCCAGCGATTGTTAAAGGGTTATCCTTTAACTGTCTTTATTATACCACCTATTAGGTGGTATTGCAAGGGAAATCAGAAAAAAACTACTAACAATATGCGGTTTTCAATGTGCGATTTTCTTTCCATACCTCCATTTGGTTTTTACCTTCTTAAGCTTGCATATGAGGGTAAATATCGCCTGGATCCTTCCCTGCTCCCGACCCACCTCATCACTCTCCATCTGGTATACAAACAGCTCTTCACCACTGTCCCTTATGTACACAGTTTCTCCCATGTATCGCAACAGTTCTTCCTTGGTATACCGTTCTCCGTACCATCGGATATTCCCATTTTCGTTAATAACTCTTGGTTCAAAGTAAAATTCTTCTCTGACTACCACCCTCATCCCTCCTGTGCATCCGTGCACTCCTCTTCTATACCAACAAAGGCACAGCTTTCTTCATGCAGGTAGCAATAGCCTCCTGTATTATATATGCAGTTTTCCATCTTACCTCCTTTTGCGGACCGGCAGGTACATGTAAAAGCGGCCTGTCCTGGTAATTACCCCATTTTGTACTTCTACACCAAACTCCCCCTTTGAACGAGGATTAACCGGAATTATTTGTATCCGTTCCTTTTGTTCCTTCTGTTTCTTCATTCAGGCTCCTTTACTCTTGGCTTGTATATCCGTTCACCGGATAGGTATTCTTCCTCTTTCCGCTGTTGCCCCAGGAGCTGCCGCATCCGATTCAAGGCTCCCCGGTTTTTCTCCTCCAGGAAGAACAGCACCACCTTTTCATTCCGCTTTACTAAATCTTTATTCTGCCGTCTGCTCCTCCGGCTTTTCTGCAATTTGGTAGCCACGCGGTTCCGTTCAGCCTGGTCTTTGGCAAATTCCATTTGATGCAGGAAATCCTGTACCCTGCGGTCCTCTTCATTTACCTTGTCATAAGCGTTTTTATATTCCTGGCTACAGGCATCCACAAAGTTTAGGAAGCGTTCCAGTTCTGCGGCTGGGCTGTTTTTATCCAATAGGTATCCCTCCTAAATCTGATTTAATTTAACGGTCGATATAAATCTTTTCTGGCTTCTCCACACCATACTGTTTCTCCGCTATCTGTCCTGATTGTAACAATACCATCCCGAAATCTATAACCGTTAATTATTTTACCTTTTTTCCATTCTCCATTATGTAAAATTTCTGCTTCTTCTCCGATAACATACGGAAATTTTTCATCAGAATCTGAAGTGTCATTTTCTATCAGTATCTGATATTCACATTTGCCTTCTGTCTCCGTACATAATGCATATCCCATTGTTGCACATGCCTTCGGACACGGACACTTTAAACTACATACAATACTTTTACTCATATCTACCTCTAAAATTTTTCCTGTAAGTTCTCCACATTCGGTATAGCCTTCCTGTCCTGGTTCCCCCACTGGACAGGGAGTTCTCTTTTTATTATTCTCTGCTTTGTTCATCTTTAATTTCCCCTCCAAATTTTTATTTTGACGCTATGAAAGAACCAAATGTTACTCCGACACAAACGATTATTAAACCAACTGTGCTTGCAATAATGCATTTTATTATTGTAGTAATAATTAATGTACTTGTTAATATCCCAGCATCAAAAGCTGCGCATGCAGCCAGGATCGGCTTTACAAATAAGAGCCATCCCCCAAAATAAACTCCTCCCATAATACTTGCAATAATAATCACAACTCCTATTAATTTCTTCATATTTTTACTGTCCCCTTTGCTTAAATCTTCAATTAATCAATTAATCCCAAAGTAATTAATGCTACCATTCCAAATAAAACTGAAATCAAAATTGTTCTTGCTGATTCGGCGGGATTCATACCCGCCGAATACATCAACATTAAAGACAACATCAGTTCCATAACGCTTAAAAATTTAAAAAATCTATTATCTTTCATTCCACCCCTCCCTATGCTCGCATGGTATAAGCCAAGCTGATCCAGCCGGCCCCGGACTTTAAACGGCCCCAGCCGTTTTGTTCCTCAATAATTGTGTACTTTTTCTTGCTTCCTGTCTTCTCGTTGATGACTCCTGTTTCCGGATAAGAAATTCCCGGCCCCCTTCGGATACGCAGGCTGTCTACCGTAGTTCGTACCAAATAAGACTCGCCTTCTTTTTGGGTATATGTAAGACTTATCCAACCAGCTCCGGATTTCAAGCGGCCCCAGCCGTTCTGTTCTTCCACAATCGTATACAGATTCTTTTTCCCAGCAACTTCATTAATAGCACCGGTTTCTGGATAAGTAACCCCCGGCCCCTTCCGGATCCGCAAACTGTCCACCGTTGTCCGGATCTGGTATAAAAAGATTCCTTCCGGCTTCATCTCCGGCTCCGGCTTATTTTCTGCTTCAGGATCCATAGATTCACCAGTTCCCATTCTCAGAATGTTGTCCAGGATCGTAATTATCTTCCCCCCATAACCGACTCCTGCAGCCCAGCCCACCTTTTTGGGATTTTCCTGGATCCCCAGCCACTCAAAATAGGGGCTACTCCCCCGCTTAACATACCGGAAACGATCATCTACGCACTCCTGCTTCAGTTTCTGTGTAGATGCATAGGCCTTCAAGTGCTGGATCTGTGCCCGGATTCCCGTCCGCAGGTCCGGAAAGATGGTTCCTCGCATTCCGTTCTTGGTTACGCCATGCCCGCAGAAATTATACTGGTCAAAGGTGACCGCAGAGCCTGCAAAAGTATCATTCCCCGTTTCCAGGCAACGCTGCGCCCAGGCCCCGTCCGCGCGGATGTTCTCTGCTGCTCCTTCCTCCAGATAGATCTGTGCATGCTCCAGTGCATAAGGGGCGGCAGCCGGGTTCCTGCTTACCAGATAGGCAGCCATCTGTTCCGCAGTCGCCACACTCTTTCCAGTTATCTTGGTAAGCTCTTCTTTTTCCGGCTCCGCCAGACCGGCCAAGAAGGCTGTCCAGGCATCTGCCTCCAGAACATAGGGGTTCGGGCATATCTTCCCAGTAACATCGTAATGGCGCAGGACATTCTCGGCTGGAATGCCATATTCCTGCATTTTTTCCCGCACCAGTTCCTGGGCAGCCTGTTCTGTGGCCGGCTCAAAGTACCAGTCCGGATCTGATGCCAATAGGGTGGATGTATCACGTTTACGCACAGCCATCTCAATCCCTATGCTGTTACTGTTCCGGCAATCCGGATGGACATATTTCTGTGCCCCGCAATGCCAGGCAATGTCACCATCCTCCACAGACTGGTATATCTTCCCATCATGGCCCACTATATAATGAGCCGAAGCGCCAACGTACTGGCGATGCCAATACTCAAGCAGATTTTCCGCAGTTGAAAGACCACCAAAATAATGCACCACAATATATTTAATGCGGTTTTTGTCATTTTTGCTGGTAAAGTTATAAGGTGTCAGTTTCTTCGTTACTTCCATCTTCTCCGGCCTCCTCTCCGTAAAATCCCATAATGTCAGGGTCAAGCTGCGCCCGATACTCCTCTAACTCAGTTTCATTCATGGATGCAATCCGTTCCTGCAGGTTCTGCTGTTCCTTTTCATCCATCTGCCTGGTTGCTTCACTTTTCATCAGCTTAATCCTCCTCATAGTCCAATTTAATCGCCACTTTGGTTTCTACCATAATTACTTTCCGGATTTCCCGGAGCATAAAGTCCAGGCCTTCCTCCGGAAGAAAAGCACGGATCAGTTCTCCGTTTTTAATCTGGTGAATGTAAAACAGCTCTACGTCATAGTTCTCATCTTCCGGCTTTCCCAGAACCGCTTCCAGTACCTGCCGATCCTTTTCGTAGTCCCCTTTCAGCTTCTTCATCAACAGTTTTTTCTGCTTTGTATCCGGTTCCGGCTTCCAGTCGTACAGAAAGTGCTCCATGGTTTCCAGACGGTAGTCACCAGTGAAAATAGCCTTTAGGGCCTGCTCCAGCTTTTTGTCGTACTCATAGGACGGTTTCACAGTCACTGTCACCTTACTGTCAAACAAGCCAGGAGTCAGAAGCTCCTTAAGCTTGTCCACATTCAGGACATCCAGACTCATGGCATCCGTCACGCTGCAGGTTCCGGTATCCCCATAAAACTTCACATACCTTTCATTGTGGTCATCTATGTAAGCCAGGCCCCGTGCCTGCAGCTCCGCCTTAATCTGGTTAGCCTTCTTCGCGTTCACTTTTCGCTGCTTATCCAGTGCCACCCACTCGGAAATAAGTTCCTTGGTTTCCTTATCCTTCAGACTCATTGGAGGCCCCCTTCCTGGCTGCTATCTCCAGACAACCCTTGCAGATACCTTTCCCGGATATCGTTACCACGCCTTCCATCTCGCCGCAGATTACACAGCGGGGCTGATACTGCTTCATGACCAGTCGGTTATCCGGAGTAACTTCCAGTTCCATTGCGTCCTCCGGTTCCCATCCCATTTCCCTACGGACGGAAGCCGGGATGTTTATTCCACCCCGCTTATTCAGTTTCTTGTACATCTTTTCCATGACGTCCTCCTATGCTTCTAAAATATCTTTAATGTAGTTATAATAATCTTCCGTTTTAAACTCATGTTCCCCTCTTGCCTTTAGCATTTCCTCAAATTCACGGATTCTTAGTGCAAGGTTCAATACTTTGGCTGCCCCTACCGCTTCCAAAGATGATCGGGTACTCCGCCCCTCCCTATGCATCATGACAAGGTAGATTCCTCTTAACAGGTAATACTCCCAGCCAAACATATTTTTATCCCTGCAATCCCATGCTGCTTCAGCTTCTTTGATGTACTTCTTTCGATTCAGCTTCGGCTTATTAGGTGGAAGGATTCCCTCCTTTTGTAGTTCTCGCTTTGCCTTAGCCAGAATCACTTTTTCCCGTTTGGACATTCTTTTATAGGTTCCCATCCCTGCCCTCCTATTTTCCATGCTGGACTTCCAGCTGCGCGGAAAGTTCCAGTATCTCCTCTGCATAGTCAGACGGCCCGCAGTGCCCTTTCCAGTAGTCCTCTGCTCGGCTGTCACCGTTATAGACCATCAGCACCATAACCGGATCCCCATAGGTTTCCACAAGTTCCTGCAGATAGTCAGCTGCCACCAGCATATTCTGATGAGCATCCTTCAGGTTATCAGCTCCTAGTTCTTTCATCCGTTCCTGATGCCACCGCCCGGCCACCTGCATCAAGCCGGTACATCCCTTACTTTCTACTTCCGGGCAGTACCGGCTTTCCTTCCAGGCAATCGCCTGCAGCAGCTCCGGGCAGATTTGATACATATCCCCAACCTCTTCCGCCAGCTGGGCCACAGCTTCTTCTTCCATCGGTTCCGCAGCCCGGATCGGCAGGGCAGGTAAGACCAGCAGGATGCAAACAGTTAATAAAATGATTTTTCCTTTCATTCCTCCTGCCTCCGTATCATAGCCTTCAGGGCTTCAATGAGCTTAGAGCACTGCTGATAGTCCAGCCACTCCACCCGGGCTACGCCAAACATCTTCATCGCCAGGCCATTCACCCTTTTTTCTTCTTCCCATCCCAATGCCTCCGCCAGCTGGGTAATCTTCTTCCGCTGGCGGACGGTAACGGCGTTCCCGGGAAATATTTCCCCGGCCTGCCGCTTTGCACTATCCTTCCGCCGCTGCAGCTCCTGGACCACAAGGCGGATCTCCCTGCCATTCAGCTCCTTCAGGCTATCTTTACCAACATACCCAGCTACCAGCAGGTGCAGGTCCTCACTGGTAAGTTGCAGTTCAGGGGATTTTGCCAGCCCCCAGATTGTCTTTATTGTAGGGGCTGGTCTTTTCCCGGTCATCAGCGTATCCCCAGGGCCGGGGACATAAAGCCCGGTACCTGCAGGCTTTTTTTCGCCATAAACGGATCCTCCCTGGGGGCAGATACACATTCCGCTTTCTTTTGGGCCACTTCTTCCACCTGCAGACTGCATCCAGTGTTCCAGTTCTCCGCCAGCAGTTGGGCGGCTCCCTTCGCAAGCTGTTTTGCCAGGCTGTCCTCCTGGCCTCCTGATACGACAATTGTTATCCTCTTCATGTTGTACGTCTCCTTTCTATAAAATCATCATCCGGCTGGCTTCCTTCACCACCTTCATTGTGATTACATTCCCCTGCTGTTCCTTCATAATCCGGAGGATATTGTTAAACGTCCGATCCAGCAGACGGAAACATCCGGTCTGTTTATTGCAGGCCCTGATTACCAGTTCTGACAGGGCTGCATCGTCTATCTCAAAACCTTCGAAATACTCCTTTACTTCCTGTTCTGTAAGGCCACACAGGTTATAACCAAACTCCATCCGGTTGGCAAAACGCTGATCATAGGCCTTCAGCAGTCCTTCCAGCATTGGCTCCCCGGCCAGTACCACCCCAACCTGCGCAATATCCGTGATAGCCCGCAATAGCTCTATCTTTTTCTGCGTATATTTTGTGATAAGTTTGTCCGCTTCATCTATAATAAGTAGATATCCGGATGCCGTATTAAAGAAATCAGTTACACGTTCCATCCGTTCATCAATACTTCCATAGGCCTTCGGCAGCCCTACTGCCTTTTCAATCTTACGAATCAGGTCCTTCTGGTTCATCGCCTCATTGCACTCAATATAGGCAACACGGGGCAGCTGTGCGTATTTCTTTAGGGAAAAAGTCTTGCCATATCCGCTTCTCCCGGTCACAATCCCCCTTGCCCCCTCTTCCTGGCACAGTTGGCACAGACCGATGACAGCCACATAGTCCCGGCTTTCAAAATATTCTACCTTCTGTAAAGGCCTAGCTTTTATCTGAAAGGAAACTTCCTGAGCTGCCTTTACCTCTTCCCCCTTCATTTCCATCAGCCAGGTGCGCAGGGAAGCTTCCAACTCCGTTGTATCGGAAGTATATTTTCGATTGAGGTACTGGCTAACCATAGACCTGCTTACATTCAGCCTTAATGCAAGCTCGGCCTTACTCATCCTCATTTCCTGCAGGGTATCAAGCACTGCATCTACCAGATCCATTTCCTTTGTGTACATTCTCGCTTCTTCCATTTTTACAACCTTCCTTTCCTTGTTATCAGATTATCTGTTCAGATTCATTGGCTGCATCCACAGTGACAACAGCTCCGATCATTGTTATTACAGCTACTACTACCAATAAAATAAGAATCAATAAAAGCATTCCTTTATCCCTCCAGTGCGCGGAGCTTTTTAAGAGCTTTTTCCGCATTCTTATCAAAATATGTGCTTTCTGTCTCCTCATCTGCTTTCTTTTCACGCAGTTCTGGATTCTTTTGGTATAGCTTTGACTGCGGAAAAGCCACCATCTTATCTTTCCTTACCCTGCCCTCTATTGTCAGATCAATGCCGCCCACTGTAGATTTAAAACCTGCATATTCCTCATGGATTTCATCGAATGGCTTCCTGGCATTCTTCAGCCGCTCCTGATCGCGCTTCAACTGCCTGTCCTGCATCTTCATATGAGAAATTTCATTGTCTGATACCTTTCCAAAGGTAAGGAGTTCCTGGCTGACCGCTTCACATATTTGCTTGCCTGACTGGTCAAACACATACAGTGTGGTAATATCATCAGGATCATATCTGATATTTACTTTCTTGCCGTTGTAGTCGTACAGCTCATCGGCTCGGTACTCATATCCGTTGCGTACGATTCCTATGTTACGGACGAGTACTTTTTCTGCCTTCATCATTAGCAAGGTTGCATAAGATTTCGGAGGCGCCGCCTTTACATATCGCTCTGCGTTCTCATATACCTCCCATGGAGTCAGCCATTCTTCTCTCTGTTTTTTCAAGCCGCCATGGTTACGGTGTTCATACTTTTCATGTAACCATTTATCCCACTCAGCATAAAATTCATCCATAGTAAGCAGTTGGCCTGCTTTATGCATTTTTTCTATGTCTTTTGGGATTTTAGCATCTGTCCTGGAACCTGTAAGAGTTCCGGTGTAAGAAGCCATTTTTTTGGAAAACTGTGAACATACAGTTTCAAAGAAACGTTCCACTTCTCCCTTATTCCATGCTTCATAGGGTTTTGCCCGGTGATCATCAAGTATTCCGATGCTTTTATAGAAACCTCTTACTTCCTCTTCAAAGGCCAGTTCATTGCCGTGTCTCTCCTTACGGCTTCTTCCTGTCATTTCAAACCCGGTATAATCTTTCCCGTTATCGATATACAGGTATTTCGGGACACCTCCGTGCTCCTGGTACAGCATCTTTAGCAGGCTTTGTTTCAGGATCTGCATGTTGGCATGTTCACAGATAATATCCCCCATAACCGTTCGGCTCCTGACATCAACCCAGGCGCACAATACTGGCCGGATCGGTTTTGTCTTACCATTAGGCATGGTATAACTTACCCAACAATCAAAGGTATGTTCATCTCCCATCACAACCTCCATTACCTGCAAGGCCTTGGTATTCCGGGATGCTTTTACCATAACTTTGTTTTTATATTCCTTAATGTCGCCTTTTGCCAGCAGATGCGCGTTACTCATACGGCCTTCTGTCATGAGATAATTTATATAACGGACCACCGACTGATAGGACGGAATATATTCCCAGTGCTTGATTGCTGCCAGTTCCTCCAGTACTTCATACAGGTTTTCTTTTGTCTGCTGGTTCAGGGCAAACTCTTTATCAAACCAGATATTTTGTATTGCCTGCTTAACCTCCGGCGTAAAGGAAGGGAACATGCCTGTTTGTTTTGGCTTCCTGCTGAGGGCCAGGACGGTGAAAAATTCATAATTACATCCATCCTCTTTCCCCAGGCGGTCCGCCCAGGCCAGGGCAACATTATAGCTTTCTATGTACCGGTACAGGGTACGCTTATTTTTCCCCAGGTACTTCTCGGAAAATTCTTCCGCGTATTGAGTCCGGCCACGGTCATCGTACTCCAGAAATTTACGGATAATGTTACGCAGCTCGATCCCTTTAAAATAATGTTCCTTATAAGTGGACATATACCATTCAATATCTGTCCCCACGTACCATGGGGCTTCCTGCCGGATATCCAGAATAGTTTCACATTTTCCCGCTGGAGCTTCAGCCAGCTTGCGTAGCTTCTCACGCTCTTTATAGGCATTACGGGCTGATTTTGACAGAGAAGAGACAGCAACCAATTTTAGATCTTTATCACTGCTTCCATCTGCTTTTTTTACCTGATATTTTTCAGGAGATCTGCGTATTTTTTGTACCAGACTGTTATATTTTATTTCCTCTAATTCAGCCGCTTCTTTTAATGACACATACATTTCGGTCATTCAATTCACCCCTTTTACGCTGCCACCTCAATATCAAGTATTCTTGCAATCTCTTCAATATATTTTTTCCCACTGCGTTCACCGCATAATATTTTATAAACATATTGCTTCGTACAACCTATTAAAGTAGCAAGCTCTACTTGTGTCATGCCTTTGTCGATGAGCTTTTTTCTTACTTCCTTCCCAAACGGAGTTAGCTTCGACTGTCTTTTTTTCATACTCTCACCTCAGCTTAATTCTCAAGTACAAGACCCTGCATTTTACTAATTACTTGTATTCCCCTCCGAAACCCAATAAGGGCGGCTTTCTGTTTGGCCAGAGACTTCCAGCTTGTGATTTACTAAGATATTTGCTATATTAAATGGGTTACAAGTAATTCTTATCAACAATAGTATATCTGCGTTTTCGCAGATTGTCAACATTAATTATGCGTTTTCGCAGATTAAAATGCAAATACGCAGTACGGAGGTATATATGGATAGTTTGGGAAAAAGAGTTAGAACCTTAAGAGAGAATATGAACCTAACACAGCAAGATTTAGGCGATATCGTTGGATTACATGGTACAAATATAGGCCGAATAGAAAGTGGGAAAGTATTTCCAGCATCAGATATTCTTCTTAAAATGAGCTTGTATTTTAATGTGTCTTGTGATTGGTTACTCACTGGAGAAAATGCGTTTTCGCAGATTTTTGCTGATGCTGACATAACAAAATTAGTGGAGTCATACAATCAACTTTCCCAGAAAGATAAAAATGAGATTCAAGAAATGATTGATTTCAAGATTTATAGAGCAAATAAAGAAAAAGTGGATGCCAAATCCTTAAATTTGAATTATACAGGCAAAGATAATATGGTAGGATAATTTTTATCTTTTTGGGTTACTTATCACCCTTTTATTGTCACCTTTAATTTTACAAACAAACGTTCTCAAAAAGTGAGATAAACCGCATAAATACAATAAAGTGACATCCTTTTTTAATAGTTCACTTTTGTCATTTGATTTTTTATTGAAATCATTTAATAGATTTCTGATTATCTCTTTAGGTTTTCTTATATGCCGGTATAGCTCGTAACTTGGGGCTTTTCCGGCACTTTTCCTATCGGAAGAACCTCACAAACATTTTTATTACCCCTCATGTTTCCGCTCTCAAACGTAGTACAAACAGTAGTACATTCTACGCACTGCTTTATGCGGCTTGGGCTTCCTGGGCGCTCTCTGGCGCAGGCTGTGCGTTGACTGCTGCGGCGGTCTGTGCCTGGGCTTGCAGCCGTTCCATTTCCTCCTGTGCGGAATGGAACGTGGCGTGGGCGTAATAGTTCAGCGTCATAACGATATTGGAATGGCCCATGATGTACTGCAATGCCTTGGGGTTCATGCCTGCGTTTGCCATTCTGGTACAGAATGTATGCCGCATGGTGTGTGGCGTCATGACTTCGGGCAGCGGTTCCGCATGGAACTTGTTGAACTTCTTGGCAAGGCCCTGAAACATAGCATCATAGTGGACAGCCGCTTTCGGCAGCCCGTCCCGGTTTAAGAACAGGAAGCCCTTATATCCGTCAACTACAACGCCTTTTCCATTTTTTCGCCTGTGCAGCACGCGCTGAAACGCTTCATAGGCTGCTGCGCTCATCGGCACTTGGCGATAGCCGCTGTCAGTCTTTGGCGCTTCGATGTAGTAGCCGTCCTCGGTACTTCTCAAAAGCTGGTGGTCTACATTCACACAGCGCTTTTCAAAATTCAGGTCGGCAGGCGTCAGGCCGCAGAGTTCGGAAACGCGAAGCCCGGTTTCCAGCAGAATCAATACCTCGTCATAATACTTGGCATAAACAGGATCGTTCTGCATGAACTCCAAAAGCTCCTTTTCCTGTGCAGGGGTAAGCGGCACCTTTGGTACGGTATCGTCGTTGATAACCTCATTGATCTGGAAGTCAAAGGGATTCTTGCGGAGGCAATCGTCCTGTACGGCCATGTAAAAAATGGCTTTCAGGGAACGCTTGCCGTTGCAGATGGTGTGATAAGCCACGCCCTTTTCCTGCATACGCAAGGCCCATTCTTTGGCGTCAGACAGCTTCACGCTGTCGATGCTGGCCGCCCCAAGCTTATCGTCGGATAACAGTTTCATCAACTGCTGGCGGCTCTTATGGGTTCCCCGCTTCACATTGCCCCGCTGCCGGATATATTTTTCATAAAGCTGGCACACGGTCATTTTCTTTCCGATGGTGTCAATCCCATCATCAAGGTCTTTTTGTATCTGCTTGATTTTCTCACGCAGAGAAATATCCGGGCGTTTTCCGGCAGGGATTTTGTCCGTGGGGACTAACTTCCATGAGTATACAAACTTTACTTCTCCAAAGGTATCTGTATATTTGTAGGCGTATCTTCCGTCTGGTCGCTGGCTCTCTCCAGATTTCAAAAGGCGGCCTTTGTTATCCCGTCTTTTTTCATCTCGTTCTTTTTTTGACATTTCGTCATGCTCCTTTCCATGACGGAAAGAGCCTTGACACGCTCTAAGGGTATTATAGCATAGTCAAGGCTCTTTTTCACTAGATTGTGTCCAAAGAATCAATGATTTTTTCAAACTTTTGCCTCTTGATCTGGATGCGGTTGCCGTTCAAAATCACCCAGCCAGCGGATGGGTTTTCTTCAGCAAGGCGACGCAGCTTGTTTTCTCCAATACGAAAATATTTCGACGCTTCCTCAATAGTAAGCGTATACTTTTCCCAAATAGGCACATCGTTATTACTCAT